ACACGTTGTAGCCGCTTGGAGCCATGTCTTTGACAGACACGCGTTGCCCTATCGTAAACTTGTGTGCTGCAGCCGTGTAGGTTACTGACGTGTTGGTTCTTGCTGCTGCAGTTACCGCTGCTTGTCTCTTTAATGCTTCTCCGAGATTGGTTCCAGTTTCACCAAGGCTTTTAATTCTTACCTGACTTATGCTCACTACTGGCGTATTTCTGAGACTCAACACCACCGAAGGTTGGATGTAGTTTAAGACATTCCCGGTCGTATCGAGGCTTGAGTCGTAAAAAAAAGAAGTGGCTGGAACACCTTGAAAATAGCTGGGAATTATATGTGTTTCCGTAAATTCATCTACTTCAACCGGACGACGAAGAAATGCTTCCATTTCACTTTGGAGACCAGACAAAACTAGCTCTGCTGCATCTTGCTGACGAAGACTAAAACTAATGTCCATGTAGGTTACTAAATCATTTATTGACACAAGCATTTTATATTGCCCTACCGAGACGGATGTTGCGCCTTTCTCTCAATAGGCCGCGACCTTCTCCAAACCCCGTAGAGCGTCTGCCACCGCCTCCAACGGAGTCTCCTAGGCGTCGTACCGCATATGAGGTGGCTCTCTTCCACCACGAAGGCAGTGCTCCGCCCGGAACTGGCTTACGCCGTGTTGGCGCAGGGAGTTCTGTATCTGAAGTGTTGTTAGGAGTTGGCATAGCTACCTCGCTGTGTAGTCATGAAAACATTTTACTTTATGCGTCGGCGTTTGGGGGGCGCTCAAGTTCTATGGACTCAACTGACCCGGATGGGGCCTCGATTGGAACCCAGGCTTTTGAATATTTGTGCTCAGAAACCTTGCGCATTTTTATTAAAGAACCATCTAGCAGCATGTCAACTTCAATCATTGACATGCCAAACAGGTCCTCTAAAGCTCCAGCGCTGTATTTTCCAGATTGGTGTATCTTCTTTACAGTTCTAGACAGATGATGATTTACTATCGCCCCTCGCGCTCTGTTGAGGACAACATGCATCACCATTGCGTCCACTTCCGTGCAGTCGACAATGTGTACTGGGGTTGCTTTTGCGTATTGTGCCTTTAGCCGTTTATTTGTAGCTATTGACACAACTCGATGAAATCCGTCAATTATGAATCCGGTATTTTTTTGAACAACTATTGGGTTTATTAGTCCATAATCCTCTATTGCTTTACCGAGCAATTTTAAATCTGGTTTTAGGACATGGGTTGTTCTCCACGGAGCTGGCCGTAGTTCCTCTATGTTCATTGTTTTCATGGTCCAACCTGTGCTCTGATGTTGGCGTTCAGCGTTCTGAGAGCATCTATGCTCGTGCGCAAAGAAAGAAGTTTCTCGCGTTTTGCTTTAATTAGCGCTTCGGCAATTTTGTGGTCAAACATCATCTCGTCCATTTTGTAGTCGGACCATGCTTCACGTTCTTTGATTGAGCCCTTAGCAGAGAGATACTCTTTGGCCCAATTGCTTTTATACAGCGCTTCTTTTTTTGCTGCGTCCACAGCAAGCCTTTCGAAAGCTTCTGTTTCTTTTTCGAGCTCTTGTATTAATTCAAGAAGCGTTTCTTCTACGTCTATTTGGCTTATTGGTCGATTGCGCACAACTAGATACTACAAGCATTTTCCAAAGAAGACCAATCCACTTTATCTAAAGCAGACATATTTATTGATGGCCACTCATAGGCCGACAATCCCAATTTCGCTAGAGCCATCTGTTCAAGAATCCATGCATCGCACCTATCGTCGGAACCTGACCCCGACCAGACTATTCCGGTTCTAGCCGATATAGATGAAACGACTTCGTTTTTACTGGCATTTCCTCTGCCGGTTGCAAACTTTGCTCTGCATGTTGGAGGGATATCAACATAAGGAACTCCTCGTTCCCAAATTTTCATCCGAACCGCTCCACCTAATTCCCCAATGCTGTGAGCCTGACTGTTGCGGGAAGCAAAAGAGTACCCTTCAATTACTACTACGTCTATAGGGTTATTTATAATAATTTCTATAATTTCATTAGATATTCGAGACAGTCGCTCCGCCCCCTTTGATGCTGTTGATACGACCCAGGTGTCACCAGCCATAGAGCATCCAGTAGACGTTAGAGATATGTCGAGTCCTAAAATATTCACATCACGACACTAACCCACTACAGCAGAAAACCCGCCTCACGTGAGGGGCGGGTCTTGAGGGCATTAACCTCACTGCCACGGAACTGGACTTCTATTCCGCTAGATTTGACCACCTGCCTCCCCTTGTCCACCGATAAGGATTGCGCGCTACTACAGAATATCAGTAGAGATATGTGTTGGGCAGAAACAGTAAGGTGCTATTCTTCCCAGCCGTGACGAGATAAGCCGAGTTCAAAAGCTAAAGCAGGATAGTTTCCTATCCTGTTGTGACATTGTCTACATACGGCCATGAGGTTGTCTTCTTCCAAAATAGAACCACCTTGAGACCTGCGCCTTAACTCGTGTATGTCAACACTTCGTTGCCGTAAATAAATTGTTTTTTCATCATGCTCAGCAAAAACTGGACATGCTTCACAGTACGGGCGTTGCTCTAGTAAGCGAGCAACTAAGGGCCTACGTAGTTTATACTCTTGCTCTTTTTTCTTGGACCTATGGCGCATTACTCCATGTTAACCGAATCAAATTCCCATTTGCCGTCTAGTGTTGCCCACAGTGCTTCGTCTGCTGCCGACGGCTCCATGTCAAACTCTTCCATCAATCGCTTGTGCTGAAGAATTGCATTCTCGAACAACTCTTCACGCGACGTAAAGTTGCCATCTTCCGGCAACGATTCTACGCGGCTTAGCTTCATTTGGACGTAATGTTTAAATCGTTCAATTTTGTGTCGACGAGAATCGTAAGTAGCGATTGTTTCTGCCAGCAACGCTGCAGCGGATGGACCAAGTGCTTCGTATCTCTCTCTGTCTGCATCTTCATCATCAAGAATATCTGAAATTTGCTCATCAAGGTTTTCGATGAGAGAAGCAAGAGCCTTCTTCCAACGACCTCTATTTGAGGGCAGTTCTAGGTATTCTCGCTGACTGCTAGCAATTTTGTTTTTTACGTCCTCTGCAACAATTCGTGCAAATGCGTCATCATTCATTTTAGTTCCAGTACGTACAGAGCCCTCGTTTAAATATGCACCAGTCGCATAGCTTTGATATTTGTGGTTTCCAATCATCGTTGGCATAACAGTTTTCTATTTCCCTTCTAACTGTAACTACTGTTTCTTTTACTGCTTCTATTTCCGCGCGCGTTGGCGTGTGTGTTAGACGAGTTCCGTCTTTGATATATAGAAGCTCTAACTCAAATTCATCAAGGCCTGTTTCTTTTTCCAACAAAGCCGCATAGAGGGTTAGCTGGAAAAATTTGTCCTTTGAATAACGCGGGTTAGGAGTTTTACCGGTTTTGTAATCGGTAATTCGTGCGGTGTTGAGATTGACACGAGACCATCTGTCAATAAAACCTTTCATGACAACACCATCGATGTCGCCACCTAGTTCGTGTTCTACACCGTCTGGCTCTATCTCTGAAGGGTTTTCCATCTCAAACAGATTTTCAACACACCAGTAAGCTAGCCATTTAAAGTCGTTTAAACTAATATCTCGAGGTAAGTATGGCGTTACTTTTTCTTCCCATGAACCGGATTCCCAGATGCTACGCAGGAGTAGCTTTGCCTGCTCAAAAGTTCTTTCTTCTCCTGGGTAATCAGCGTACATGCGCTCCAATACTTCATGAACGTAGTTTCCTAAGAGCGTATGGTGCGTAGGCGGCTCTGGGTGTTTGTCGACTCTAGACAGTTTAAATTTTTGTGGACACTGTTGAAATGTCGAGATAGATGATGCCGATAGGTACTCGGGGAGACTTCCAGGTTCACTCACTGATTAAAGTTCCATTAAGTGCAATGCCTACAGCGTGCGCATGAAGAAACTCAATGTCTTCTAATGTTGCGGTGGACTGTTTTGGTATAGGGGCTCCGTCGCTGTGTTCTGACCAGCGCTCACGCAATGTTTCTTTTTGTTCTTTGCTTAAAGTTTTAGTGATTGACACAAACGCATCCCACTGCGTAGCAACGTCCGGCCCTACTGGAACTTCCGCGCTCGCATCTATGTGTGCCTCGATATCCATGGCCTCTTCAGAGCGAGACAAATACAGTCCAACACCAAGCGTCTGCGCAGCTTTCTTTAGGGCGTCAGACACAGCGCCTTTCATTTCGTCTCCGAGGTCAACTATGTCGCCTTGTTTTGTCCGTTTAATTTTTTGGCCACCAATGCCGTCGCGATGAACCATGACAGGCTCGCCTTTGTCGTTTATGAGGACTGCATCTAAAGTTACGTGAGCAACAATAAATTCAGCATCTATACGGTCACGTTCACAACTAATAATGCGCATTGACCACGCCTCCACACCGAGGACTTTGTTGAGTCGCGTAATTACTTCGCTTACAGGTATGTACGTAAGGCTTGTTCCGCCTTTGCGCAGTTCGCGCTCCATTTCTGGTGGGAATGGTGATGATAGTTCTTGGTACGACATTATTTTACTCTCCGCACGATGATGCTTTCTTTGGATTCGGATACGTCACAAAACTTATCGGCATTAATGCCAATTTTTGCAAGTTCTTTTACTCGCCAATATGATGGCGCACAATAATCGAGCATCTTAATCATCATGTCCTGAGGAGTCAAGACAACCTCTCCTGTTTCCATGTTTACTGCCATGTCGCTTATGCGACTAGCAACGTTTTTAGCAAGAGTTTCGTGTTGCCATTTTTTTCTGTCAGCAGCGGCACGTTTTTCTATTTTGGTACCATCGCCTAAAATTATTTCGGGAACCGCTCGCATTGAAGCACCTAACGCAGCACATGCAGAGTCGTACAGTATGGAAACATCTCCTTTGACAAGATGAAGAGCTGAAACATATTCAGCAAATTCTGTCATGTCAGCGCCAGAATCTTTCATCTCTGACACAATTAAATCGGCAGCACTGATTTTTGAATTCAGCTCGTCGACAATAGAACGCCATTTGGGCGCGGTCCCTTCGCTTGTCATAGTTCTCCTAGTTACTTATTTAGGGGTTGGTTTAGATGAGTATAGCCATCGGTCTACGTTGTGGCAACCCCAAACCTGCTAAATATGTAAAAGCTCCAACAGCGGAGTCAACTTGGTCGTCATGGTCACATGCTTCGGGAAAACTGGACATCTCATCTAGCCATTCAGTAATCCATGGCGAACGAACAATGCGAACATTGCCGTTAGCAGCAGCGGCAGCAAATGGTCTAGCTCTAGTAAATTTGTCACCAGTGGAGCGAATGCCATGAAAATCATAGCCAGGCAGAACATACCTTGCATATTGGTCAATAAGTGCTTTTCCTGACGAGCCGGGTTCTTGCTCCATCCTGATTCCAACAGTGTGCCCATCTTCGGCGGCCGTCTGGGCAACTAGCTGTTCAACTTTTTCATTCTTGACCCTGGCTCGTTTAACGTCCAAAACATAAGCAATACCCTGGTCAAAGAGCATTAAAGTTCCTACCGTCCAGTCGGGATTCGGATTTGAATGGCTTGGTTCAGTTGCTGCCATGTCCCAGAATCTAATCGCACGAGCCGAAGATGTGACTTGCGGCACCTCGTGATGGTCAATGATGGGAAAGTCAGTCCTATCAAACAACGTACCCAGCGATGTCGCCCACCAGTCACCCATTTCGAGCCTTCGGCGCTCTATCGGGTCCAGGGCCTGAAGGGCCATGCGATATGAATCGGCATCAATACCTGGGTTGTCGGTCAACATGGACGGAACAAATATCCGTGAAGTTTCTGGTCCTTCTACAATGAATCGTTGCCTGACCCAGTTGGGAGCAGGGTTTGATGCTGAACGCATACGCAACGGCACTTTTGACAGCTCTCCGGATGCTGGACGGCGCAATCGGGAAAACAGATATCGATAGTCGTTTTCTCGGATTTCCGTGACTTCGTCCATTCCGATAAATTGGAATTCAGAACCCTTGTATCGCAAATAGTCGTTGGTGTTGTTGAGGTATCCAAAAGATATTCTGGCACCAGACGGGAAAGTAGCTACGTACTGGTTGGCATTCCAGTGAATATCATCCTGTGTGGCAATCCACGACTTAAAGCGGTCCATCAGGGCTCCGGGAAGCGCAAGGTCAGCATAGGTGCGCCTGAACAGAATTGCCGAATACCCTGGGACGTCAACATATTGCATTGCAGCCATAAGTAGCGCAGATGATTTGCCGCCACCAGCAGCACCACCGAACAAAGCCTCAAGCGAAAGCGTTCTCAAAAAAACTTTTTGGGTAAGCGATGGCTCCTCAGGGCAGAACAATGGAGCCTTGGGTTGTAAGTAGTCTAATATCTCGGTCCAGTTGGTCACATCTATATCCTACGCAAACATTGTTTAGGACTAGTATAAGCTTGTCTACGGCCGAAGAAAGTCAGAATGGTGAAACAACGACTAGTCAAACTTGTTAAATTTGTGGCAAAACGCATAACAAGAACCTGGACTGCCAATATGCTGATGGCTTCATTTATAATTATGACATCGGTAGGCGCGTTTTTTATTGACATATCCGTAGGTTTCATAACCCTCGGGGTGGTTAGTGGCGTGCTGGGTTTTCTTCTAGGACTTGAGTGAATTAGGTAAATATGGCATGGAACTCCAGCAATAACAAAGCTTTGCAATCAGGCTCGCAGAAGTCAATTTTAACACCAGGTGCACCCATTGCGTTTAATACCGGCATTGCCGGAAAGCCATATCGAGATTCGTGGGATATAGAGCGCGCATACAGGGAAGGGATGGCAAAAGTCACCTGGGTAACCAGATGCATCGATGCAATTTCCGGCAATCAAGCGCGCCTGCCAGTAATCCTAAGAAAAGACAATTCTCCGTCTGGGAAAATAGTTACAGACAATAAAAACAATGGGATATTGGACATTCTTAACACGAAGTCAAATATGGGCG